ACTGCTTCAGCTGGTGCTTCACATGCAAAAGACACAATACCAACCTGTGCATCTCTATCATCACAAACCTCAGGCAATTTACTTAAAATCTCTTGCCAAATGGGATTTATTTTATTTATTCGCATAGTACGAATATATCTCTTTGCATGATATGGATGGATGCCAGCTGAACAGCCTGCAACCGTACTTGAGTTGCCGCTTGGTTTAATTGTGGTGCATCTTAAAGCAGGATTGATTCCAATCAAATCAGCAGTTTTTTTATTCTCTTGCTGAATAAGACTTGCACCATGTTGGAGAGCAAGAGGATGTAAACTAAGATCAGGCTTGCTCATCATGCCTGTCATAGACACGCCTAAAAGTGCATCTCTCTCTATGATCTTTTGTGTGATCTCTCCAAGATATCCCGCTCTTGTGTAGCTTGCTTGGATTGTGCCTAAAAATGCAGCAGCTTTACAAGCTTCATAAAAATGATCAGTATCTTGTACATTTGGGATCACAATCTCATTGAGATTGCAAACAGCCCAACCACTATGACAATTGCCATTTTCATCTTTATAGGTAGGATAAAGGCCAATCTCACCACACGGATTTGTCGCATGCTCTTGACTACTAGCAAAGAAGAATCCAGGTTCTCCATATTGTTTTGCATTCTCAATAATTTGCTTAAAGAAATCTTTCTCTTCTGTGCCGTCCAAGATGATTTGAGCGCTGATATTCGCATATGCTCTTTGAGGTTGATCGATCCACCAAGAGCCTGTTTTTGCAGTCATCATCTCTTCATCATCAGGTGAAAATAATGCGATAGTCGCCGCTCGTCTTGAGCTCAAAAGTGCAGCGTGTGATATGTGCATGAAGATATCAAAACATTGAATTGATCGTAGTTTCTCTTGGCCTTGATCCACTGCTAAATCCAAAAGAGATTTAACTTTTTCAATCGCTGTTTTGAGTACTTGAGGCCCTGGAGCTACTCCACCGATAGAGATGGGAGCACCCTCTGGTCGTACTCTATCATAATGGAAATTGATGGCATATTGACCCTTGCCATCATGTGGTAGGTAGCTTGTGATCAAGGCATCGATTGCATCAGCCCATCCCTCGATTGAGTCTTCAACGACATGCACAATGCACAATCTTGCATCTCTTTGCTCTTTAGAAATTAAGCTTGGCAATTTTGCGATATGTGGCTTTTGCACTGAAAAACCAACCCCGCACCCGCTCATCAAGAGCCAAAAACCTTCAGCAAAAAATCTTGGTCGATCGACATAAGAAGCAGTACAATTGTACATTCTCATGTTGTTTCTCTCAATGGCAACACCTGCAAATTGTGTTGAGCGCTGAGATGGGAATATGATTTTCTTAAATACAAAATCTTCAAAAACTTTGTCAATTTGTGGCTTCAAAGATGGGAATTTTTTTGAGTGCATATCTCGAACGCGAATCATCGCATCAATATAGTTTTCTCTAGTGCCGTCTGATTTGATCTTGGCGTACTGAGTAGCAAAGGCAACAGCGCCTAAAAGCTCGTTTTGTGCTTTCATAATAGCTCCTTTTTTGTGGAGCCATTAAAACACAATTCTTTATTTATTTTTCAAAAAATCAACATTTGTCTCTATTCGTTCGAGGATAACAGTGTGTTGATTGAGAGTGCGATTTATTGAATCGAGTTCAGCGTCTGTCTTCTCTTGCTTGACCAATAAAGCCATTGTTTGATGCTCTAAAAGTGCAATCCGTTTATCATATGATGAGAAGATTTTAAACGCTGGCAAGAGTGCAGTGATAACAGCTGTTAAGGCTGAAATTGAGATCATATCGCTATTCATTTTTCAGCCCTCCCATCTTGCTTTTGTGCCTCGTACATCATAGTGTACAAAGCCTGATTTAATGTATTTACCAAGGCCTCCCTGTTTGATTTTGCCTTGAGAGATGAGCTTGTCAATTCGATTGTAAATCTCTTCAGTAGGCACTCCAGCGATTTTGATATCAGCGGCCTTTGCCTCAAGGTGTTGGCTCTTATCTGCACCACCAACAGCCTTATTTCTCTCAGGTGATCGATACCCGCTGATGATCACAATAGGTCTTTGAAAGTGATCGCGGATGATCTGAAGATTTTGTAAAAGTTCGACTGCACTTGCGATCTTTTCAGCAGGGATTGGATCGCTAAACTCAAGCTCAGACAATTTGAAATTTTTAGTTACTTGCATTTTTAGGCTCCTGTATACATGATTGTGACAGAGGAATTCGGCAAATAGGCAGTAGCGGAATTGTATGGAATTGAGATTGTTGTTGATCCACTTGCATCTCTCACAAAGCATTTAATTTGCCTTGCGCTTGCACTTGTAAAGAGTACAGCCATCACCTCCATGCCACTAAACCAGCTCCCTGTGCTTGTTCGACAAATGCAATAAGCTTCGGATTGTGTGGTAATTTTTACATCGCTTGCATCTGTGAAAAACCCATAAGTTGCACTGTTGCCTGTGCCATCAAGGTCGGATATTGCATTTATCGTAAGAAACGCCTCGCAATTGGCGGGAATGTTTATAGTATTCCCTCCACTGATTGAGATTTGCCCCCCTGTATCTCGTAAAATTGAGCCAAGATTTAAAGCAGGTGCAGTAAAACCAAGCCCAGAATTTGCCGCGATTTCAATCTCACATATATACAAGTTCAGCTCTGGAGTCGGGGAAAATGTCATGATGATGCTCCTCTACATGAAAAAAGATAGATATCTACTTGATTCGCTAAAACCTGATCACCTGTATCAAGCACAGCAGAAGTCATACTCACATGCGACTGTGTTGTTGTGATACATGATCGTGGTAGCATCACAACAGAGGCTTTATGAGCTAAAGCAGAGCCGATTCTTGAGCTTGTTAGGGAAATTGTGCCTAGAGGCTGATTTGTATCTGTGTCGTTGGTAAGAATGGCATTTATATGTACAGCCGTTGCATTTGTAGAATGTACATTAGAGGAGCTACCAAAAGAAAAAGCACCATATGCAGAGATAAATGGGGATATTGCTGATCCCAATGTGATCGCAATGCCTGTGTTCTCATGTTTAGAAATTGCATTTGCTTGATTGATAAATGTCATGTCGCATCTCCTATCTCTAAAATAAAGGCTTTTGACATCGCTGTGTTTACAGTATCTACATAAACTGCCCCTGATGTCCGACTATATCTAAAACTGATCACATCACCAGCAGTCGCTGAAATCAAACAAGATGCTAGATTTTGAGGAGTGACAACACCTGAGCTTGTGCCTGACGTTGTTGCCGTTGTGATTGCCTGCACTGACTGAGATGTGGAAACAGCAACGCCATTTAAAAGAATTGTGATATCTCCTGCTCTACTTTCAGTCGCATTTGTCAGTCCCGCTTTATAGTAGATCATGTATTTTTTAGCGGCCAATGTGATCTGATTTGATGCCAAAGATAAGCCCATGCCAGCTGACTGAGTGAGTGTATTTAAAGACAATGTAAATGTGCCAATCCCTGAGCTTATCGTATAGTCAACACTGTTGTAGGCAATGGCAAATTTAGGTGTATATCTTACAATAGGATGTTTAATTAAATAAGTCATATATCAGCCTTTAGAAAATAATCCAATTTGACCCATTGGATTTTACGGTGACAGAAGACCACTGAGATGTGATAGATAGAGAGGAGAGCCCGCTGATCGTCTGACTGCTCACAGTGGCAACAGTTACAGCACCAGCGCCTACTCTTGTGATGATATAGGACAAGCCATCATTGCCCGCTGCTGTTGGTAGTGTAAAAGTCGTTGAGCTTGCGCTATTCATCGCATAGTGCTCTTGCACAACCGAGGCATCAACTGGATCAGAAATTTGAAAGCTTGTTGTTTTTTCAGTGATAGCAATTCTTGAGCCACCACCGCCCCCGCTGATTGTTTGGGGGATCCATTTTGAGCTTGATGTTTGCCATGCTAGTACTTGTCCATCGGTTGGTGCTGTGGTAGTAGTATCAACATCACTCAAAGCATCAATTGAAAAACTACTCAAAGATACGGTGCTATCAATACGATTTGAGCCATCGATATATGAATAGGAGATGCCTGTATGTGTGCCACCTGTAAAAATAGAGGCAGCTTGATCTTGTGCTTGCTCATCGGTGTATTGTGTGATCGTGGATGCGATTGTGCCTGATGTGATAGAAATACCAGTGCCTGCAGTGTAGTAGGATTTCACCGAGGACACAGATGGAGCCTGATCGGTTTGAGTGCCTGCCATTGAGTTTACAACAGCGGCGCTCTTTGCGAGTGTATCAGTGTATTGTGTGATTGTACTTGCGATTGTACCACTAGACAAAGAAATCCCTGTGCCTGCTGTATAGTATGATTTCACCGATGAAACAGATGGAGCTTGATCGGTTTGAGTGCCTGCCATGCTATTTACAACCGCGGCAGTTTTTGCAAGGCTTGATGAAAAATATTTATTTGTAGAGCCTTCAGTTAAATTATCGGTTGTCTTTAAAGCAAGTCGATCATCCCATCTTGTCGTGGTATAGTAAAGATTTGTGCCTTCAGCGATGTCGCTAGTAGTCAAAGAGACTGTACCTGTTTGTCCATTGACAGACAAAACACCGCCGCTGATCCCAAACTGCACCCATGTTGTGCCGTCATAAATCCAACTAGAGCTATCATCTGTTTGAATAGCGACATCACCCTCTTGAGCAGTCAAGGCAAGTCGTGCCGCTTGATCAGCGACTACATGCACATCTGTGATTGCCAAAGGTGGCAAGTGATTTGTAGGCACAAGACCATTTGCATCAAGCTCGCAAATGCCATTGTTTTGCCCTTTTTGAGCTGTGATTCTAGCGTCTGCATCTGTATCAGTGTACTGTGTGATTGTGCTTGCGATTGTGCCTGTGGTGATAGAAATCCCTGTACCTGCACTAAAAGCACCTCTCGCAAGAGTATCGCTGAAATACTTATTTGTTGCACCTTCTGAGAGATCATCTGTATCAAAAGAAGCAAGGGAAACGGTGGCATCGATACGATCTTGAGCATCACTATTTACAAAGCTGATGCCTGTATGACTACCATTTGCCAAGGCTGTGCCTGCTGCATCTCTTGCCATCTCATCGGTATATGCACTTGGGATTGTTGGCAAATCTCTAAGCTCGCTATATGATCCACTAAAAGATGTTGTTGCACCTGTTAAGAGATTGTAAACATACTTTGAATTGCTTGTATATTGTGAAACGGTGTTATTCGCAAAGCCTGTACGACCAGCAAAGACAAGACCGACTAGATTTGCTTGGCTTGTATTGATGCCATCGCAATCAGCTAAAATGCACTGAGTAGGAGTAGCAAGACTCGATGAAATTGCAACGCCACCAAAAGAACAGCGATTAAAATAAATTGTGGCTGTTACGGTGGATGCAATAGTCACAGCTCCAGCAAATTCGCAATCTTCGAAAGTGATAAAATTCGCAGTCGCATTTGTGATTGTTGTAGTGCCTAAAAAGGTGACATCTTTAAAAATATGACGGCCTTGAGTACCATTGATCAATGTATTGCCCTCAACTTGAAGGCTTCTAATCCTGATTCTTGTACAGTCAACGCCGCTGATTGTCAGACCTCGACCACCAGCGAGCTCGCAAATATCACCAACACCACCAGCAGGTGGCAAGATTAAAAAATTGCTCTTTGTGAGTGATAAGGTTGATCCACCATATGATCCACTAGATACAAAAATAACATCACCTTGACCAAAAGAAGCATCATCATGAACGGCTTGAATGTCGTTGACACCATCATTTACATAGAAAGAATTGCTGTAAAGCCTATTGGCTTCAAGTGATGCAATATCACTTTCAGCTGTATCGACTCGACCTTCAAGCGTTGTCAAATCGCTATCTGTTGCCTTGGCATCAAGAGAGGTTTGTAGTGTTGATGTCCAATATTGACGATTGGCATTTGAGCCTGCATTGATGTTATCGGTTGTCAAGACAACTACACCAGTTTGTCCATTAACAGAATCAACAGCGCCGCCGCCGCCACCACTAACAGGAGGTTTAATAATGATTGCCATGACTACACCAACTTTCTATTGAATGCACAAATCAATTTAAGATCATCACCACTTGCACCTTTTTTGTATGCAATAGTCGTCACTGCACCACCTTTAAGGCCGCCGCATTGAATATCAATCGCACCACCTGCTAAAACAAAAATCTCGTTTGTAGTGGCATCATTGACTGCATCTAAAGCTCTCAACTTAAAATATGCTGTGCTTGATCCTGGATTATAAATAGACACATCAACAAAAGCCAAATCTGCATCTAGTGCTGATCCTGTTGTGCTATCGATGAAATCGCTTGAGTTTAGATCAGTCCAATCAGTGGATGCGTTGGATGCTGTACTTTTGCAAGCGATAAATTCGCCCGTTTGAATTTGGTATTGTAGACGGTTCATTTTGCCTTCTTTATGATGATAGGTTGATCTTCGATGACAACGACTTTTTTAGTAGTCTTTTTATTGTCATCTTTTTGCTCTAAAATAGCAATTCTCTCTTCTAGCCTCTCGATAAGATCGGCAAGATATCGCATTGTCAATTGTGGTTTTTCACTCATAGATAAAACTCCTATCTATATAAGCTCTCTTAGTATGATGAGATTGAGCATTTAAGTAAGTTGTAGGCTGGATGATACCACCTGATGACATGCCATGAGTAGCAGTAAAGGTGATTTGATTTCCACTGATAGATGCAATGGTCTTTGTCAAGGTGGTTGCTTCTGATCCTTGTAAAACATAATCAACGATATCGCCAACCTTAAAATAACTGATATCAGCATCTGAGTAAAAATCAGCCTCAATCTCAATCGTGGTTGTACTTACGATTGTAGCAATCTTTGCTGATGCATTCCAAGATGGAGAAGAATCGCCCAAGTGAATAAGCTTTAATTCAGTACCTTCTCCCATAAGATCGATGCTGATCGATTGCACCATAGCGATCTTATTTGATACTCCATAAGCATCGGTATAGCCTTTGAGAAATGCACTAGTGATTTTTAGATATGATCCAACATCTAAAGCAAGACCTTTGCCTGTACCTATGGAAAGATGCCACATTCTAACGGCTTGACCATATAGTCTGAAAAGCCTTGCATAGGTAGGGAGAAAGTTTTCTAGGAAATCGCTTGCATTTGTACCGCCTAAGATGTCGCTAGTGATGCCATATAAATCAAGCTCCATTGATTTCGTTTCACCAGCTAGTCGATTGATAGCATCATAGTTATTAACGATTCTAGTCGTTGGCTCTTCTTGATGCATGTCATATCTGAATTTGAATTGAGTTACTATATCTTCGAAGTTTGACCAATATGGAGGCTTGCTTGCTAGAAAATCGCTATCTGATAAAGCCGTTTGATCTTCATCAGCTTCATGTCCCAAGAGTACTAAAGAGATACGAGGATTAAAGCTATCTCTATTCATGACAATACATGCACCCATTGTCTTGAGCATTGGATCAAGTATTTCTCTTAAAGTGAGTTCATCAGCAGGTAGCGAGAACATCCAGTCAGTGATACCTGATGCACTATTCAAGCTCAAGAAAGATTGCTCATCGATCATGCTTGAGTTCAAATTGCATCCAGTTAATTGCAAGTCGTAAGTTCCATTGATTGCACCACCTCCACCACTTTCAAGCAATTGTAAAATGACTTCACCAGCTGGTCTTCTAGTGATGATCATCCCTTTTGAAATCTCTATTGGAGAGCCTTCACCAAGCCAATCGCCAAAAGGTGGCAACCTTCTATTTTCTGAGATAGTCATATCAAGATGCAAGAGATATGCACCGCCTAAATCCTCTTCATGTGTAGCCAAAGCATTAACTACATCCTCGCCAATTTTGATTTGTATTGCATAGAGATTGCCATCAGCTTCAGTTGGTAGACCTAAAGAATCTTGTACTAAAATATAAGGCTCATCTCTATCTCTCCAACCTAAAGCAAATCCTCGAATATCATAGAGAGCTGGATCAGCACCACCAAAGGGGAATTCTGTTACTGTAAATTTTAAGCCTAAATCTGATTGATAAACTCTATCATCAGTCTTTTCTCTCACTGGAGCTAAAGAGCCTAAAAAGCTGATGCCAAATGAATGAGCTTGTGGATCAAATGCAATGTAAGGCAAAGGCACATCAAAGGCAAATTGCTCATTGCTTGCTTGTATGAGTAAATCAGAGTTATCAGAAAACACTAAAGCATCATCAAAGCCAAGAGTTTGAGATACTCTTAAAACATATCTTCCACTTCTCTTTAAAATAGCAAATGGACCACTGGGAAAAGTTGCACCATAATCATTGATCGTATTGATGATCTCATCATGTGTTTTTAAGCCTGATCCTAAAGTCAATGGATAATGTCCATAGGCTGAGAAATTTGGTACTCTAAAGACGAGAGGCGATAGCTGATTTCTGATATCTCCATAATAGTGGACGCCTTGAGCTAGCCTTGTTTTCTGAGTACCTGAAGAGACCTTATTGTCAAGCATGGCAGTCATAGGCAAGATTGAAATAATGACTGAGTTTAAGCCTTCAATCGTTGGAGAGCTTTCTATGATGCCTTGAAAAATGATTTGATTATCCCAAGTGTTGCCGTTCTGATCAACTGAGCAAGCATAGATTTTTGCTTGCCTACCTCTCCAAGATACCAACTCACTTGAGACGATAGGCGTATCAGTACCGCCCAAATAGATCTGATGTTGTTGTCTAAATCCCAAGCGGTGAGTAGTGATTATTGTATAGATGCCACCGCTCTCAGATTGGGAAGTACAATAAAAGCTCTCTGATCCAATATGTAAGAGATGGGGATAAATCACTGATGGATTGCTATCAACTACTAAATCAGGAGTATCATCAGACCTTAAAACATTTGCGACAAGTTGACCGTTCCAAATAGAGCTTGATCTTGATAGACGACTAAAAATGACATGTGGATCTATGCTTGATCCTCTCATTCTATCCATAGCCAAAGAGATTGAGATAGGTTGATATGTGGCAACGCCTCCACTTGGTTCTATTTCCGCTTGATATGGAGTGATTGACTGGATGCAATCTAAATCAGTATATGAAAGATCATAAAGAGACGAGGCTGTAAATGGATTTGCTCCCATATAAAAGCGAGTCATCAAGCCTTGTATCTCTAAGCCAAAGACGCGATAACCTTGATCATCTTGCAATTTAAAAGCCATTATACTTGCTCCTTGTAAAGCTCATAAGATCCTATCATATCTAACTTACAATCAACACAATCAATTTTTAAAGCAAGTAAATTGCCACGATATGTGCTAGGTAAATAAAGAGGCCTTGCGAAGTTGGTTTGAGTTGATGATGTGCCAGTTGTATCAGATGAGCTTGAGACAATAGCTGACTTGAAATCAGCCAAAATAACGAGCTCTCCATTCGTATCAGATAAAACACAACCATTATCTATTATATCTTGAGTTGTGGTTGGATTTCTCACAAGTGAAACGGTGATAGATATAGGTTGATCACTAGATGCATATTTGAAAACAAAACCAATGTACTCGCAATTCTTTGATGACTGATGCAAGTGGATATATGTTTGATTGCCCTTTGGGATATGTCTTAACTCAGTTATATTTGTAACTGCATGCGATTGGTTATAATTCCAAGAGGTTGGATTATCTCTTGATGTGTAGGCTATCGCTGATTTTCTACCTTTAGCAAATGCTAAATGATTTAAGGCATTTGCTATTTGTGAAATTGTAGCACCAAGCACAGGCTGAGAGATTGAAACCTCTTGATCTAACGGAGCTTGTCTAGTTGTTTGAGAGATAAAAGCCATCACGCCCCCCAAAGAGAAATTGATTGAATTGGAGATGATATTAAGGTTGGATCAAGTGGATCAACTGAGAGCAAGGGATTGATTCTAAGAGGCCTTAATCTATATGTTAAATTAACTAAGAAAGCATCAAAACTTGAAGGGTATTTAGTTAAAATTGAAATCCATTTTCCCGTTTCTCCAGCATCAACAACGATCTTATTTGACCATAGATAAAACTCATAATCGTAGGCCGTTGGATTGATAACATACATGTTAATCACAAGGTTTAAATTCAATGTTATTGCACCTTCCCATTGAGGAAGATTGGCCGTCATTGCGATCAGGTCTTGATAAGAGAAGGTCTTTTGAGGATGAATTGACCCGCCGTTAAATGTGTTAGTTGTGCCTCCATCAGCATTTACATCAATTGCTGATGCTGTGAATAACATTCTAGGTCTCTTTTGCAATAGCCTAAGATTGCTCAAAAGTTGCCTACCTTTTGCAGATGATAAAGGTTTGTCACTTATAAAAGCATCATCGCCTATTGGGTAAAAATAACCTCCACCATTTGGTTGATATACAGCACCATCTGAAACAGACGATAAAGGCAATGCTTCAACGCAAATAGAATTTACTTGTAAATGCCCTTGTACTGTCATTTGCACAAGCATGTATGAAGTTGAATTGCTGATGCTTGCGAATGTGATTGACCCTTGATAATAGGCCGTTGTGCTAGGAGTTAAATTAAGAGTTAATGTTGCATTGCTTGCTCCAGCCGTTATCGTAACATAAACATAATTTGAGCCAGTGTGAGCTTGTGCATTAACTGTAATTTGAAAAACCTTGTGAGCGGTGCTTATAGTTGGCATCCTCCAATAACAAGCTATTTTAGGAGTAGCTGAATTATAGAATAAAATCCCATCATCAAACTTTTGCTCAATCATCACCCCTGCACCATAATGAGCATGAAGATAGTTTTGCATCTTACCAAGGTTGACAAGTGCATCAGCATCATTTGAAATCTCTTTGCCTGAAACATAGAGAAAAGGATCAAGCGAGACGATTGGATTTAGAATAGAATTACTCATGCTCGATCTCCATTGTGATAGGTACTCTTCTTCTGATAACTCCATCATAAGCGAGATCTGCTGAGATGTCTGTTATAGTGCCAACGATCACGCCTTGATCGCCGTTATTTTCGCTTGTATGAGTGAGAGAATAAGCTGGATTTGATGAGGTGATATCATTGGTTATCCTTGCTAGTCTAGGATCTCCAACCCCTTGAATGAAATTGATCTTTGCTCCCTTGTAAAAGTAAGCCCCCAAAGTATCGCTAAAAAATCGATAATCGTTCTGAATATCAGCATAAGCATCTAAATGGAAAGTCAATCGAGATTTAACATAATTGCCGATGAAGTTGGATGTAAAGCCACCACCTATCTTGCGTTGATATTCGCTAACTCGATCGTATGCTATATGATGATCTTGAAATGGTCGAGATGGATATAAGACGCCTGGCATCACATGATCAGCGATCAATGCTTTTCTTCCATAGAGAGAAACCCATTGCTCATTTCCACTAAATCCAAGCCTATCTCTGAAATCTGTATCAACCCATGAGAATGATGGATTGGTAAAGCTTGACATTCTCACCACATGCCCATCATCTCTCAAAATCCATTGATGAGCTTGTGCAAAATAAAATTCATCCCTTGATTGTAGGCAATATTGACCATTGCCCGATCTGATCGATAAGAGAGAAACCATATCTTGAGCAAGTGGAAAATTTGGATATAAGAATGGAGATGCTACACCTGATTCGGTATAGCTGATTTTTCCATAGTTTGAATTGCCACTTTGCCAAAAAATTAAGTTGCCTCGTTGCCAGTCATTGGGAAACACAGCAGGCGATTCATACATTTCAAGATAATCATTATCTAACCCCCAAATCTCACCACCGCCCGCATTTGTGTTGATGTCCATTGTATGCAATGGAGAAACAGCCCAATTAATACGATCTTGCTTATCAATGGAAATCGTCCATGTTGAGCCTGATATGTCAGCTTCTAAGTCATGTTTGAGAGAATAGCTTGAGCTCATCCCTTGACCGTTTAGAAACTGAATAGGATTATCAAACACGATCTGAGATGCTGATGGCAAGCTGATGTCTTGTCCTTCCGTTGTGTACAATGTACTTGTGAAAGGCCTTGCATCAAAATCAGTCATCAATGCAAAATTTGGAGCAAATTCATTTCTAGGCATTTAATCTTACCATCCCTCTGTTTGAGTTATTGATTTGTCTAACTATTCTATCAGCAAATGCACGCTCAGCGGCTGCCTTTGTATCATAAATGACTGATCCACCGAAGTTTATATTAAAGACCATTGGTTCAGCCTTGCTTGCTTCAGGTCGACTCGGTGCTTGTGCTTGTGCTGATCCAATTGGAGAAACACTAGCAGAAGATCCACCACCACCGCCCCCCATCGCTTTTGATGAAACTCCAGCAACAGCACCAACACCAGCAAATAAAGCGGCTGATTGAAAATATTGACTAGCTGAAACACCACCAACAGGTCCCAAAGCTAAAGCTGAAAAACCCATTGCGGTCGCAAAGATGGACCTTGCTATTGCCTCTTGAGCTAAGCCTTCAAGCGTTGATTTAATAGCATCTTCCATTGATTGAGCTCCCATGATTGCACCTGCAACCGACGCAGCAAACGCTTGAGTTGTAGCGGTTGCCATTTCTCCCATTTGAGCGGTGGCATAGCTTTCAACCTTTACTCTTTGATTTGCGTATCTCTTTTGAATTTCAGCCTTAGCAAGCTCATTATCTTCAACTGATCTCAATTCAATCTCTTGATTTTTTGCTAATAAATCGAGTTGTTTTTTATATTCATCTTTGCCGGCCTCAATATCAAGTATTGCAATCTTGTCCCTTAATTCCTGTTGCTTTTGTTGATATTGAATAGTTGCTTGATATGTTGCCTCTTCATGTGCAATTTGTTGGCTTATTAACTCTTGATTGATCCTTGCTTGCTCTGCGATTTTAGCTTGCTCTTGTGCCATCACTTGATCGCCAATCGCTTGAATTGCTAATTGATATTGTTTTTCAGCAATTAACAATTGATTTTTATTTCCCTTATTTATTTTTTGAGCTGTTGCATAATTATTTTGAGCAAGTAGAATTTGTTCGTCAAATCCCGATTTAGTTAATTGAATTTCAAGAGCGTTAATCTGAGATTGCTCAGAAATCATTTGCGCTTGCCTTGCTTTAAATTGTGATGATTTTTGATTGGCTTGTGCTAAGGCCTCTTTCTTTTTAGCTTCAGCTTGTTTTGCATCTTCATTTGCGATCTCTCTTTTTATTTTTGCCTCATTTGCTAAGGCCTCAACTGATGCTCTTCTATCAGTGTTAATCTCTTTTAGTCTTTGAGCTTCATCAAACATTTGATCTTTAGTCATAGATGTTGCTTTAGCCAAATCTTCATAAGCTTTAATTTGTTGAAGCTTAATTTGCTTTGCCCGCTCTTCTGGACCACTAGATGAGTAAGCCTCGATGATCAGCTGATTTAATGCCATCTGTGCATCATATTCTGCTTTAAGCATATCGATGGCTTCTAGTCTTGTCGTCTCTCTTTTTAGTTGAGCTTGTTCCTCTTTAATACTAGCTTCATATTTTTCTCCATAAGCCTTTGTCAACTCTCTAACATATCGATCTTCTTCTTGAAATGTCTTAGATAATTTTTCTTGTGCATCAGCGATCTTTTCTTGTTGTGTTCTAAAATCTAAAAATTGAGAAGTACCTTTTACGATTGATTTAGTCCACCTCTCAAAGAACCACATATTTTCATCAATCAAATCCTTTTCTTTGCCTAAAATAATGTTTAGTTCTCTTTGGGATTGAATACGATCAGAGAATATCTTTTGACTTTCTGCAATTTGCTCATTCATGTATTCAATACCCATACGAGCATCAAATATTGATTTGATCATGTCTTGCATTTCTTTATTAGATAATCGAATTGCTTTGCTTGCTAAGTTGTCAAGCTTTGAAGTCAAGTCACTTGCCACCGCAGCGGCTACTGCTGCAGTCTTTTCGTATTCCTTAGCCGCCCCAGTGAGTTGCTGATAACCCTCATAAAGAGTGTATATCGTTGCAATAACAGCACCGATTGGCCCTAGGATTGCGATCATACCTCTTGATCCATTATCTGCAAGCGTTACCATTGCACGACCTAAAGTCACAGCTGAATCATTCGCTTGCCCCAATCCACCTTGTACCGCCATGATGCCCCTAGTTGTGCTTTTTGTTTGTTGCTCTACTGTTTGCCCTAAAGCGTTGAAAGACTCGCCTAGCTGATTTACATTTTTATTTGATTTCTTAGATTGATCGCCAATCGCTTGAGTACCTTGCGCAACTTGATTTAAATCTTTTTTAGCTTCATCAGCTCCTTGCACCTCAACATCAATTACAATTTTATTTTCTGCCATTGTTTAGCTCACTCATCTGTCTTTCATGAAGACGGTTCTTTAATAGCTGATGATGATAATATAATAAATCGACCGCTTCAACAATAGCACAAGACGGCGATGGATAAGATGTTTTTATGTCAAATAGACCATTTACATGACTAAAAAAAGCATTGACGATTGGCGTTGCTAGATTGGCAAGAGCAACAGGGCAAGATCTTATTTTAAGTTCGCTAAAAGCTTCATCGCTATCAGGTGCAACACGATAAGCAGGGATAAATAAACCTTGCTCATCTTCATCTAAATAAGGCAATCCCTTTTGAAATTTGCCCCCACAATTTCCTCTAAGTTGTCTTAACCCTTGTTTGGCTTTGCATTGCTCACACCCCCAAGATCTCCCTTTATTTTGAGATAGCCATATTGAGGATGTGATTGCTATTTTCCCTCGTCACCTAAAAGGGAAATTCTTTGAATGTGAGTTACGATTTCAGCGATTGTTTGAATACGATGATGATCAGGCTTGATCGATTGGACGGCATCCCAAGCGTTGCCATCAAAGCCTTCAATTCTCACTAATGCCTTTTTAGCCGTTTCAGCATATACACGATTGAGATAAGCTTGATATTGAGCAAGTGCATTTTTCTCTTGATCAGATAAAGAGTCTTGCCAATAAGCTCGCTTTTTTTGATCTTCAGGTTGCTCAACAAAAAGCATCCTTCCAAGTTCTGATCTAGTATATGCACCAGCCTTAATCTCAATCTCTTCTCTATCAGACGGAGAGAGAGGCTTAATAAAGAAGTAGGTTGGGGCTTGATCTTGCTTGATTTTGAGAGAGTCAAAATCTCCTTGAAGATAAGCATTGATCTCAGCTGATGTCATATCTAAAGCAGGATCGCAAGAAACTGCAATTTTAATTTCAATCGTTGTTGTTGTGCTGAATTTTAGCATTGTTTTAAATTCCTAGTGCAATTCTCACAGGTGAATTGGCTGGCTGTGTTGTACCTACATCACCACCAAAACGGCTTTGCTTGTAGGTTAGCACTTGCTTGACGATCTCACCCGCTACATCATATTTATTTGGATCAACAGTTAGATAACCCGCGGGGATAAACAAGGCCATGCCTTTGCCATCACCAACAGGTCCGGTGCCTATTAACACTTGACGCACCACTCTATCTTTAAAATCGTCAGCTAAACTTGTATTTACATCAGATAAAGTCAAAGTACATTCCACATCAACATTTGAGACTTCCATGTCTGACATGCCTAAAATAGAATTTGAATAGCCTTTAGGTGTGAGAGTGTTGGAAATGTTGAATGTGAAACCTTCTGCATTTAAAGCGATGCGAGATAACTCTTCGCCTGTGGTGCCTACGATATTCGTTCTTGAGTATGTCACTGCACTAGAAACAACTGCATAGCTATTTCTAAAGTGTTGAGTAGCTCCACTCAAAACAACTGGCTCAATAGGACCTGAAGCATTGCCATGATCGTCTTGAATCAATGCTGCTTGAAAAGTAAATTCACCTATCAATCTGCCTGCATTTACCGACACATTAAGACTCACAAGCTTACAACCATAAGCATAGGTGCGGAAGCCAACACCATCAACTCTAAAAGCTAAAGATGAAACGACTTGACCACTTGATGCACCGTAAGGTGTGTACCATGTTTGCATAGGATAAATGCTTGTTGGATCATCGCTAAAAGCAGGAGATACACCGATCTTGCCAGCACCACCGCGATTGTTTGCAGTAACGCCCGCATATTCACAACGCCCATTGATCAAAGATGAAACAATGCCACCGATCTTATAGTTGGTGTTTGTAGTTGTTGGTGTAAAGACATTCTCGCTATCTGCAGTCACTGTATCAACAGATGTAAAGCTTGCCAAGTTTGTGAGAAAGCCCGCATTTAAGAGCTTGCCTAAGCCTGTGCTTGCATAGGTATTCGCACCACTGCCTACAGTTGTAAAATCCATTGTCAACTGAATTTGACCTGTTCGTCTTTGTACACGACTTGAGCCGCTCCAAACGGTATCAGGCTCTGGAGGTAAACCATGAGGTCCGTCTCTTGTTTCAAGTCGTTCATTTGCCACTACATCCCCATAGATGATTACAGGATCACGCTCGCAAGGCAAAGAGATGAAAGATAAACCGCTAGCATCAGGTAAACCAGTGGATGATGATAAACTACCAAAGCTTGCTTCAGTGGCAACGGATAGGCTTCTATGTGTGACTGTCATGTCAATCCTCCAAGTAGAGAAGGGTAAAAGGTAAAACTAAAAGATAACCGACTTGAGATGGATCGTTTTGTATCTCTTGGCTTGTTGCTTGACCAGGTATTAAAGAAACAATGCCTGTTATTGAAAAGTCATAATCAGGTTGTTTCAAAGTATCAATCAACTTGCTTGAATCTTCAGCGATCATCCTCTCAAGCAGTCCACGATCCCCGCCAATATCATAACGAATGCGAATAGCTAAATCAATTCTCTTGCGACCACTGATGCCAGCTTGTCCATCGTCTTGAGCCAATGCTGAAAAAGAAACATCAAAAAGCCTATTTTGATTTGATCTGCTTTCAAGTGATAATGTATTGCCTTGAGCATCTTTAATGCAGACAAAGCCATGATAAGCATCAGTCTTTGGTGTTATGTTTTCTATTCTATCAATGAGATGATCTAGTGCTTCAGATATGCCCATGTTATTCTCCAAGTAAATTTGCTTTGACGATTTGAACGAGTTGATCAACCTCTTTATCAGCTAAACCTATAAAGCCTCTTGTTTGATTAACTGCATATCCATAATCTTGTACAGGTGGCAAAAGGCCAATTGTGAATTTTGTATTTGTTGCATCAAGCACAACAAAGTTTTGCAACATCATGCCTGATAAAGTGAGATCAACCGCGGCCGTTTGCCCCTCGATTGAGTTTGATCGTTTCCTTGATTTCTCTTTATATTCAGCATAACCACCTGCAAAAAACATTGATTTAGGCTTTTTAATTCCACCTTTAGGCTTCAATCTTTTGTATGTTGTTGATTTGTAGTTTATATAAATAGGCTTTGTTGAATATGCCTTGAATTTAGTTAGGTTAAAATCTAAGCCTTTATAAATGCGAATTTTAATGATTGCGATCATGTCTTGAGCGATGCTTGTGAGCATTGGCTTAGTCATGTTTAACGCTGGCAAGTTTAGGCTTAGTGTTGCTTTCATTTACCATCTCATATTTCTGGCAGGGATAAATAAAGCTTCATATGATCCAACGGTACGGCCTGCCATATTGCCCTTAATGTCTTTTGCAATACCAATTCTTTGATTTAATTCGCTATCTTGTGCCTTGCCATCGTTGTTTAAATCGATAGAGATAGTTTTCATTGTGAGATCAGCAAGTTGAATGCCTCTTGCTCTCATCTTCTCACTTAAGTCGATATTGCCATTAAGCTCATGGATACGAGCAATCGCAAGATAGGCATGAGCTTGCAATAAATCATGAGTGTTATGTATATCATCTTCATCTGTATTTTCTGGTACAATTAAATCTCTCACGAATAAGGCAAGCTCATCTAAACTTGCATTGATTTGCTCATCAAAGCCGTTTGATCGTCTGCTTGCAAGGTCTGCAATATGTGGGAAAATTGAGCACAATTTATTATGATCAAGACCTGTATTAAAAGGCCTTGGCACAATCTTTAAAGTACCTTTTTCAACTTGATTGATATAGCTACCGCCAACATTGTTTTGATAATCAACTGAATACGGAATAGTTGCCTTGTTGGCTGTGATTGTTGCACTTGATGCAGTATAAAGCCAACATGCAAATTGAATTGTTGAGCCTACTGTAAAAGAAATATCTCTTGGTAGTGGATCAGCTAAAATCAATTGAGTTCCTACAATACGAACGATTTTAATAGCAAAGAATTGATCTGCATCTGTGAGCAAAAAAGCATCTGATTGATACATCTTTAAGGCTGATGCTGATGCTGAAAGTGTTAGTGTTCGTCTATCTTTATCAATATCTGTTGCTGTTAAGCTAGCTCGACCTTGAGTTAAAGAAGATGTTATATTCCCGCTCTCTAAATGAAAGGTGATCTCAGGTGTTGAGTAAATTGGATTTGGTGCTTGCCAAATGAAATTATAATCTTTGCCTTGTTGTGCTTTTCTCATTTTTCATCCTTTGGAATTGTGCAATCATGAATGTACTCTGAAGCTTTTTTTAATCCAAGCAAAGCAAAAATTTCACTGAGAGGATGAGATATAAGATTATGAATTGACCAAGCAAATCGACTTGGCAATAAAGAAATAATTTTTTGCATCATGATAATATACTCTCAATCTCGCTATTTGAAACAACATTTAAATTATTGACCTTCATAAATCCCTTGCTCACTGGAGCCCATGAATGTCGACAATTATAACCGCCTCCTGCAGTGAGTGCAGGACCTGCACCAGGTTGACCGTTATTTAAACTGACAACTTGTTTCTTTGATAAAACCTTGCCTACGATCTTCCGACAAAAAGGTCTTGTGATGCCATCTTTAGGCCCTACATACATAAAAAATTCAAGGCCTGCTTCATCTGCATTTAGTGCATTCATTGAACGCCCAAACTCAGCAATTCTTAATCTTGCTTCAGTAGTGCCAACACCTACAGATTTCTCAAAAGCATCTCTCATCGTGTCTAACGGTGCTTTAGTGCTACCACTGACAACAGCACCGCTCACCATTGTTTTAATGGCACTGCTTAAAGTTGGCAATATTTGAGCATCAAACACCTGATCTTTGGATTGCTTTGCTATTGCTTGGATCACCTCGATGGGAGCTGATCTAAACTGAGGATCAATCTCTCTTATTGCCTTATTTGTCATCTCAACAATATCAACTTGAGAATTTTCAAAATAGGTTATTGCATCTCCAAGACCTTCTGTTATCAGTAAAGCCTGCAAATCTGCAGGTGATAGCGATAACAAATAATTGCCTTGACCTTGCTTTATCATTTCAGCAATCGCTCGATATAATCGAGTTGTTGCTCTAGTCATCTCTTGCTCAAATGTCTTTGCAGTGTTGACCTCTTTAACTAGGATATCAAGCCGCATCTTGAGCAACATTTTCATTTGTGGATTGCGCTCATCAATCCACTGCTTCCGTAAATCCTCTATTGCCTCTTTATCACCTTCACCTGTTTCAGCTAGGTGCACCATGTGAGTGCGATGATCAGAGCAATAGCGACAAAACATAGGAATAACACTAAGCTAAACAGTCGGTTAATAAGAAACCGTAATTTTGAGCGATAACTTTATCTTGATGTGTATGTTCCATCCATACAGTTCTCTTTGTCATGGCAAGATCATCATAAGCACCTGATGAATAACCTTCATAAACAAAATTGAGAGCAGCAACAGGCATAACCTTGACGCCTTGTTTGTTGGCAATCGCATCTGAGCCCTTCATGATACCCATAAATACGGAGTCATCAGTCCATACTTGAGCTTCAGCTGAAGATAGACCAGCGTTTGCAGTTTCTTTACGAGCTTGACCAACATGTACATTTGGGATGCCTAAAACATCTTTGAGTACAGAGATAACCATGTCATCCTTCATCAAGCGATTGCCTGCAGCTGTGCCTGATGGAGTACTGCCAGCAGTGAAAAAGCCGCGTACTTCTGCATTTCTAGCTAAAGCACGCAAAGCACCATAACCTAAAACTAAAGTATCGGGATTGATGCCATGGCTGTTTGCACGAATAACATCGAGCAAAGCATGAAGATCGGTTAAAGGTTCAGCACCTGCTTGATTCCATTGAGTACCATTTGAGCCACTACCTAAAGAGGCAAGTGCTGATGTATAGCTACCCCAATTTGAAGCACCAAAAAGAAGATTTGCTAAACGAGCTTCACGATTGAGCAACATTGATCTTTGCACTTTACGGAAGCTTCTTTGTTCTTCATTGCCAGGATATTGAGAGTACTTGATATCTTCAAGAGCGATTTCATCAGATAAAGAATAGATTTTAGCTGAGAAAGTTGTGCTTGAACGATCAAAATTTCCGATGCGTTGACGGTCTGCACCTGGTGCTCTTTGTGCATCAACATCGGGGGATCCCATGAAATTGCGAGTTTCTTCGATCAAGAGAGTGCCTGTTGGACCGATTGCCTTGATATCAACAGCTTCAATGACTTGATCTGCAATCAGTTGACCATCGCTTGGAATGGCTTCAATCGCAAGATTTCTTAAGATTTCATTGACTGGATGGATATTGCTATAACTTGGATTTGCCATGTTAAACTCCTAAAGATACATTAAAGAGGATTTCGATTTCTTCGCTAGCGGCTGCGGCTGTGTTTGCAACATTTGGCAAGAAAACACCTGCGATGATTTGAGTATTTGCACCTGAGCCGTCATAGGCATAGACCTTGCCAGCAGTACCAGGCATCACAAAGAAATGAGTGCCTGCTGTGATTGTGCCGCCTGCGATAACACGAGATACACCAAGGATGCAAACGGTGATCGCATCACCACTTGATCCACTTGTTTGAGCAACGCCAACAGGTACATCAGTTGATGCAGTGCAAGGTGTAACTTTGCCATCGCTATCGACCTTAACGAGGGTCAAAGCAGTGATAGATGCAGATGCAATGAAGGTCTTGTAAATTGACTTGTCATTATATGCCATGATAATTATCCTTGGAAATGCTTAATATAAGCGTTTGGATTTTCATTTTTTACGATAGTAAGAGCTTCTGAGAAAGTGATCCCTTTAGCTTTTTTGATTTCATTGACTTGATCAATAAAACTGATCTCTTGAGCAGTGGAAGCATGCCCCTTTTCACTGAAATTAACGGCTTGATTTGCCTTTCTTTCACTGAATGCTTGCCAAATAGCTGGATGAGTTCCCTTGAGATCATAAGCAGCCTCAACAGCTTTGATTTCAGAAGGTGCAATCTTGCCTGTGTTTAAAAGAGCATCAACAATGCTTTTTCTTTCAGCAACATGTTTTTCTTGTTCAAGCTTTTTGACTTGCTCAGACAAGGTTGTGATTTGAGCTGACATCTCATTTAAGAGCTTGGCTTCTGCACGCTCAGACAAAGCAGTATTTTCAGACATCATTTTTTCTTTGTCTTTTTCTGCCATAGCTTTATCTTCTTTGTCTTTGTACATGCCTTCACCTTCAAGAGAAATCTCTAGCTCTTTGCCTTCATCTTCAGGTGCTACCAAGCTATCATTTTCAGACTTGAGGCCTTCAATTTGTGCTTCAAGTTGCTTGACGAGTTGATCTTTTTCAAGCACTAAAGCCACCAATTGCTCAGGTGTCATTGCTTTGAGTTCATCAGGATTCATTATGTTCTCCATGAGTAAAACGCGGGATATTTTGTTTTCTGTTTGTGCTGGTCGTGGTGTTAATGTCACTGCTAAAAGTTGAGCAGTTCCGATTTTCTCACCGTTTCCATCTCTACTATATAAATCGCCTACTTGAAATTCGGGGGATGGATATAGAAGACCTTGGGATTTTTCAACGAGCTCAACACCTTTTTGAGTATAGTATGGAACGGCAAAGAGTGCATCATCTTTGAGATAGATATCAGCGATCTCACCGAATGCCATTGATTGCTCAGGTGTTGAAGGTCCATTGTTAACAAAGGGAGATGACTGATGATTCCAATCGATGATCACAGGGTCTTTACCTTTGCGATCATAGAAAACTCTCACAAGCTCAGATAGAATTTGAGGAGTGATCTCTTGGATAGTGGAGCCGCTAACTCTTGAATTGACTTTGCCTAAAGATAAAATCTTAATATCTTGCCCCTTGAATAAGTCAAGACGCTCAGATAATGCAAGACTCTTCGATTTTTCATCAGCCTTATCCATCTGAGCCAATACCTTTTTCGACCAGGTAAAGCCCTCATCACCGCCCCATCCATCCCAAGCTTGACGACCTTTTCCATATTCCTCCCATGTTGAGCCTTGCTTATCTACCTCGTGTCTAGTGAAATAAGCCACCATTCTCTTGATAGTTTCAGGTGAAACGGATACACCATTTGAAAGGTCTCTTGCTCTTGCAATTCCTACTGCAGTCATACCACGCTTTGAAGGTGGCTGTTCTGCTCGTTTTTTCAAGGCACGAATTGCATTATCTCGCACACCTTGGGGAGGAGTGAAAGAGATGCCAGCATATTTTTTAGGCAAATCAGCATAAGCTTGAAATCGTCTATTCATCAGCCTTTGCTTTGCTATTTGGATTTGTTTTTCATTCATTTCAATGCTCTCAATCTTTCCATCATCGCAAGATTTGGATTCTGAGAAATTGCTCGATCTTTTGCTGATCTGCTTGCTTCACTTGGCAATTGGCCAGCGCCTATTTTTTGTCTGATCGACTGCTCAAGATCATCATCTGGTGTCAACAGTTGAGCCTGTACTAAAGAAGGCAAGGAGATCAAGGCATCTGCAAGTGCATCTGTATCTAAGCCCATATGTACGAGTTTAGGATATTTTGTAACTTCAATGTTGCCATAATTCCAAGAGATCAATCGCCCAATTGTGCCGCCGCATCGTCTATCTTGTCCACTGATTGCACTAGCTACAAGATCGAGAAAATTGATACATGCTCTTCTGAAAACTGATAGATGCACCTCACCGACCGATCTTGAGCCTGTATCGCTGATCCCCAAATTCATAAATTGAGCCATGAAAGCTTGGCTTATCTGATTATCGCACTCTTGGATAACCTGCAAAGCGCCTTGAGCATTGAAGCCACTATCTTTGCCATATGTATCAAATTTAACAACAGTGTTTTCAACTAAGTAGGATTGCTCTTGAGAGATATAAGCTTGTGCTTGTGCTTCTGCTTCTGAGATCATGGCTGAGATATCACCGTCTGAAACGCCTAACCGTTCAGCAATCTCTCGATCAACCACAACTTTAGGAGTAGGCACAGCCCACTTTTCAAGGCCAATTGCCATGAGTGTCGCTGATCTTTGCTTTTCTTTCCACCACCACCAACAAGGCCGTAAAAGCCCAATGCCTTCAAAGTTTGAGCCTGTTCTATTGAGAGTCAATAGCAAAAGCTTTGAAGCAGGGATAGGATCAGGCACAACACCACCAACCATTATTTGAATAACACCGTCAAGATTTTGACCATCAATAGAAAGCCATTGTTGATGAGATGAAGGCTCTCTATCTGCATATCTTTTTAAGAAGACCTTCTCTTTACCAAGACTATCTTTTTCTATGCAGTAAATTTCTTCTGCATATCTCCAACCGTGTGGAATAAATTCAAGTAAATAGTTTAGTTGATCCTCAAAAGATGTGTCCATCATGCCAGGATATCCAGCAAAGCCAAAGGCCTCGTTTGCAAATCTTGCGAGCTCTTCACTTGTTTGATCTCCATCAATACCTGCTTTAAATTCCCATTTGGCTGACAAGAGAGTTTGCTTAACCAAAGACCAAGACCGTCTGACGATTGGATCAGTTGCGAGCATGTCCTCAGCTTCTCTTGTCCATGCACGACCACTAAGAGCATTATTTTGCTCTTTACCTGAGATATATCCCCCCATAATAGATGTACCACTGATGCCATATTGTCGATAAGTTGGCTTTTGTGGCTGATATGGAAATTCAGCACCTGCTGATTTCATTGTCATATATGGGTAACTTGTCATTATTCTATACCTCTCTAAACCATTCTATCACATCAAGACAAATTAAAATCAAGAAATATAAACATAATTTCATAAAAATTGCAAAAATCTGACCTGTGCAAGGTAAAGCAATAAAGGTATACACAGATCAGATCGGTGCTATATCAACAAAACACAAGGGAGTTTAAAAATGTGTTCAATCGATGATGAGTTTTTTATCACACAAACAGGCAAGCTATTTTTCAAAGGCCAAGTATATGAGATTGAAGATTGCGAATTTAAAGAAGGTGCAAAAATCATTATGCACTACGATGTGAAAAAAGTTGATAAGCCTATTAAAAAAGCCATTAAAATGATAGATGATCAATTCATATACATAAAGAAAGATGATGACATGTTTTTGACTTTACCCATGCCAGATGATGCTCCAATCATGCAAACACAACCTCAAGATGTGAAACCTATTGCTCAGACCTTGGAGCTACCTCCTGAGATCGATCAATTCCAAGCACTCATGAAAATCACAAAAGACAACACACCTTTGGCGCTCATCATCTTGATCGTGTTGATGTTTCAAAAGATGAATAAGAAAAGCCAAGAGGACAAAGACCATGCACTTGTCTGCGACTTTGAGAGACATGAGATTGAAAAGAAGATCAACACACTAGAAAGCAAAATCAATGAGCAAGCAAGACAAGCTACTAAAATTCAGCTCGGTGATGATGAGCTTGTGGATCGTGTTGACCAACTAGAAGCCAAATTAAAAAAGATGCAACACTAAGATTTTTGATTGATAAATTGCAATAAAGGCTCATGATTTGCCACTCTCTCAACTGATTTTTGATAATATCCTTCATCTCTCTCCATGCAAATATATCTGCGATTTGTGTTGATGCAGGCGATTGCTGTTGTGCCACTACCTGAGCAATTATCAAGCACTAGATCACCTTCGTTGGTGTAGGTCTTGATCAGGTATTCAAACAGAGCCACAGGCTTTTGTGTTGGGTGTAGTCCTCTTTCTTTTGATAATGTCACACTATCAAAAGATATAATATCGCTTGGATACCTATCTCCTTCGTTTATAGTATCAATTCGTTTAATTTTGTTCATATACTCTGGAATTGTTGCATTTTTACTTTTATATTTTTCGCCTTTAGATTTTTGGGGATTGTAAATCGGTGGCTTCTTGTAAAAGAGCAAGATGTCCTTATGTTGCCTCATCGGTCGCCTATTTGCATCCATAAATCCCACTTTAAAATTTTTGTCCCATACCATTTTATATTTAAACAGCTTTGGATTCGAATTGTATAAAACAAAAGTAAAAAATGATGATGCCGTCAACACGATAGCACCATTATCTTTAATCACTCGTTCATATTGCTCCCATAGTCTAGCCATATCAAGCACGCTATCCCACTCGCAAGCAGTCGTACCATAAGGCAAATCGCATAAGATCATATCAACAGATTTATCTGCTATTGTCGGTAGGAGCTCAAGGCAATCACCTAAAAGAATTTTATTCACTTGTTTTTCTCCTGTTGTCTTGCTTGAAGATGCCTAACCTATTGGCTCTCTCTCGTGCAGATACATGACTAACACCTAAAACCTTGCCTATCTCCATCCAATTCAATCCCTGCTCAACTAAAATCTTAAGTTGATCAGCATCGCTTTTCTTTCTCTTTGTATACTGTTTGATAAAACCAAGCTCAGAGGCTCTACGATGAGCAGTGTAGTCGCTAACACCTAAAAGCCTACCTATCTTTATCCAACTCAATCCCTGCTCAACTAAACCTTTGAGCTTTTCAGTGTCAATAAAAAATCGTTTGGTTTGCTTGCTAAGGCCAAGCTCTATGGCTCTCGATATGACAAGTTGCTTGCTCACACTTAGCTTTTTGCCTATCTCTTGCCAAGTTAAACCTTGGTCAATCAATGCCTTGAGCTTGCCTGATTCTATATGAATTTTTCTTCTAGCTCCGCTTGAGATAGTAACATAGATGCCGTTCTTTTTAGCAAATCCTCGCATGCAGTGATCACTCACTCCAAAAGCATCAGCAATCTTTTCCCAAGGTATTTTTTGCTCAACCATTGATTGAATTTTAGCAATATCGAATTGCATTGACGGTCTTCGTTTGCCTTCCTTTTTCCAATAAGTCGCTTGAAGATCTCGCTTTCTCCGATTATCTTGCTCGATCTGATTTTCTATTTCACAAAGCCTTTCATCTAGCTCAAAAGAGCCTGCAGTATTTTTAAAGCCATGCTTTACGCTTCGGACATCTAGATAAAAATTTAAGTCGCTTTTCATGTTGTTTTCCTAAAAGTTAAGTTTTTTGATGATCTTTACAGACCTTTGGCCGATTTGTCCTGTTTTGGCTGTGATATCATTGACCATGCTAGGAAGGTCGCTATCTCTCCAACTCCAATTGATCACATCGTACCTGAGAGCATCTAGTGGATCCTCTCGACCGTCTTTTTTAGGCATCTCTTTGCCATCCCAAGCATAAGAAACGATTGCTTTTCTAAAGCTATTGCCTGTTGCATGCTCTCCACGATCCCACACCTCTTTAGTGCATAGGATTTTTCTTTGGTGGATCAGTCGCTTGAGCCGTTGAACGCCGTTCATAATATCAACTCGAATGGGATCAGTTACCCACCTAAATGGCATCCCTATGCCACCTTTTTCAGGTGGTTGTTTGAGCTCAATAAAGGCAGATTGAGCAGTACGATCTGATCTAGCACTGCCTGCTTTATCACCACACGCACCATCTAGCAAGATGCGATTGGGATAGAGATGTGCAAGCTCACGAGGACAAGCTATTTTTAAAATCTCTTTTGCAAGCTGACTTAAGGTGATCTCTTGAGGATTGATCTCAGCACAAATGACATCTGCTTGAAGATGTGGATCATGTGCCAAAATCAAAACGGAAGGCTTTCTAAAACCAAAGTCAACAGCAATTCTAGCGCTCATTGATGGATCATATTGCCATCCCTCGATCACATGCGAGTGTGTCCATTCAGAAAAGACAATGCCTTGAGGTGGTCTAGGTTGATTTTCCACCATGGCAAGACGCTCTATTTCAGGTAAATTCTTGACTGCTTCAAACCAAGCATCACTTAGATTTGCCTTATTAACATGGCTTGAGTGTAGGATAGGCTGACAATTTGCTCTTTCTGCAAAAGCTACCCACCACGCATCCCAAACAGGTAGGCCTACCATGATAAGCTTGGGTGATGGACCTGATCGCAAACGGCCTAAAGTCTTCTGTGCTACCTCTTCGGAGAGTGTTTGGCACTCATCGATCAAAGCCAAACCGCTCGTTATGTTAAGACCTTCGAGCGGGTTATGTGTAGCGTCTCTTGTACCTGGTCTAAAATAAGATCGTGTCCATACAATATGGCCGTTTGGTGCTTGCCATTTGCCATCTTGCTGATGATATTGCCATCCATAAGGCACAAGCCACTTTTCAAGTTCTGGACCTAAAACGGAGCGATATCTTGGTGTTGTATCAGTCACCAAGAGAGATGATTTATTGGGGTGCAGTTTGCTCCATGTCCATAAGGCAAAGACAAGTGCTGATGTTTTGCCGCTCCCCCAACCTGCACGAACGGCAATAAATGGGTCGTTTGAATAAATCAGCTTATCAATCAGATCAACCTGTAAAGGGTTAAGATTGAGTTTTAGATCAGTCTTCTTCATCGTCTATCTCATCAGGTAGCTCATCAGGTAGCTCATCAGGTAGCTCATGCTTGATCTCAATAGCTTGAGCATGCTTTTCTTTTTGCACCTGCTGGATCACATTGATGATAACCTTATTATCATCCCCTCGTGTATTCATATCAATCGTTTGCTTTTCCCCAAATTCTGCAGGGAATTTACGAGCTAGAAGCCATTGGGAGGCTCTCACATCATTCTCAGCATGTCGTTGAATATTTTGAAGATGCTTGACCTTTAAAGAGATTTCAGCTCTCTTGATATCAGCCACCAATTCGGGGTCTGCTCTCATCCATCCATTCCAAGTGCTGTAGGCAACACCGACAAAAGAAAGTGCATCAGTCTGAGAAAGGCCTTGAGAAATATATTCAAGCACTTGCTCGGTTAACATCAGCCTTTTCTTTTTTGCGAGGTCTGCCTTTTCCTCGTCTGTTTTTTTAGCTGGCACAATGGCGTTTTTGCTAGTCTTCGAATCGACCGTATCAATTTTATCAACGGTCTTTTTAGGTGCTGGAGCTTGTCTATTCTTTGCCATGATCAACCTCTTTCAATAATCTTCGCAGTGATTTTCTCAATAGCATCATCATCATCGATCTCAAGGCTAAGATCAATCTGATCTCGATTGAGGCCATCAAGCAGGAGTTTTTCAGCTAGTTTTGAGACCTTGATTTTATGCCTATCGCTGATCGTATCCAATAGGTTGATCAGCTTAGTTGATATGTAAAGGCTCAAAATCGATTTGCGATCTTTTGGCTTCATCAAACGATTACTCTTTCAGCTGTGAGTGTCCAGTAGGTTTTGCCTTCAGCTTCTCTTGATGTCAGCTTGCCAATGACTGTGACTAAATCACCTTTTTTAACTTGATCTTGAACGATCTTTGATAGGCCGTTCCATGCTTGCACATTAAACCATGTTGTTTGAGGTTGATCTTTATATTTCTCAGTATATGCAACAGAGAAATTTGAGACTTGTGTTGCATCTGAAATAACTTTGACGGTTGGGTTTTGACCAACACGACCAATTAAAGTGATTGAATTAAGCATGCTTATTGTCCTTTAGTTGTGAGTAAATGTTTGAAATACGGTTATTTTCAAGCTTTGCCATGAGTTGAGCCTCAACATCGTCTGAGTGATCATCTACATGTTGATTGATCAGTGCATCAATATGCAATCGCAAGGCTTCTTTTTGAGCGGGAAAGTGCTCAAGTGCTGATGAAATCACTTGATCAATTACAAGCAATCTTGAAATCAAAGTTGTGTTGATCATTTTTTCTCCTTAGTGGTGTTATATAAACACTTGAAAAGCATAAAATTATATAATAATATAATACACATTTCATTAAGAAAGGCAAATATGAAAAAGATTATTTCAGACGGATTTGTTGAATATGTCGATCACATGGGATCAGACCTATCTGTGGTCAATGCCGCTCGTGTGAGCTTTGCATCTATCTCCACATCATGGACGGATAGAGATGGCAAGCTCTTAAAATATCTTTGGGATCATGAGCACACATCACCGTTTAGACACTCTAGCGTCTCATTCAGAATTAAGGCACCTATCTTTGTATTAAGACAATGGATGAAGCATCAAGTCGGCTGTGCTTGGAATGAGCAATCAGCACGATATACTGAGATCAAAGAAGGCTTTTATTATCCCGACCATTTCAGACTACAAGACACAAAAAACAAGCAATCATCGATAGGGTCGCTATCAGATGCAGAGGAAGACCAAGCTTTGATCTTGATTGATGAGGTCTATTCCCTTGCATATGGCAACTATCAGCGATTGCTTGCCATGGGTGTATGTAGAGAGCAAGCTCGCATTGTCTTGCCTGTGGCGACTTATAGCGAGTGCATTTGGACGGCATCAACACAATCAATCATGCACTTTTTGAGATTGAGACTCGATGAAAACGCTCAATTTGAAATAAGAGAATATGCTCAAGCAGTTTGTGATATAACATCAAGCATCTTCCCCAAAACAATGGATTTACTCTTATGCAATGTCTTAGATGCCAATCAAAAATAAACTCAACCTTAGCAGGCTCCAGCATGGAATATCACTATTGCAAAAACTGCCGTTCAATCTTTGATCACAAAGCAATTGTTATCTCATACGATGATATCTCATACGATGAGAGCTGGGATGACATCACCAAAGACGAGGATGATGATGATGAATAGCTATTTTGATGTTTGTTGGGTTGTGATGGGTATGATCTTCAATCCTACTCAAAGCAAGCAAGACCTTGGATGGGAAAAGATTGTCGCTAAGTCAATTCCCTCTAGAATGCAACAGTGCTTGAAGGTCGCATCTAGTGCTGAAAAGATGGGGGTTGATCCTCATCTCATGATTGCGATTGCATACTATGAAAGCAAGTTTGAAACAGGTTTGACATCATCAGCTGGTGCTAAAGGTGTGATGCAGGTAAAGAAACAGTTTTTTGATTGTAAAGATTGCTCAGAAATTGAGTACGGTATTAAGGCTTTTCAAGTGTGGCTTGATGTCTCTCAAGGTGATACATGCCTTGCTCTTGGTCGGTATGCAGTAGGCAATAAAGGTAAATGCGGCAAACGATCAAAGGCCGTTTTAAAACTTGCTAGTGAGCTTGCCTGTTTATCATCAAAAGAAGACGACTGCTATGACTGCTAAAGATAAGGCTTTTTTGAGCATGGCTGAGATCATGGCAAGTCTATCTCCTTGTAGTCGTGCAAAGGTCGGTGCTGTGATCGTGCGCGGGGATGTGCCTATCATATCTTCTTTTAATGGAATTGCTCGCAAACAATCGGGATTGTGTGGTGGTGATTGTTGCCTAAGAGATAAAGATCAGATTGCCAGCGGATCACAATCGCAAATAGGATGCCATCATGCTGAAACGAACGCAATTGCGAATGCCGCTAAAAATGGAATTGCAACAGATGGATGCTCTATTTATGTGACTGCACCACCTTGTTTAATGTGTGCTAAACTTATTCATCATGCAGGCATCAAAGCTGTTTACTATGAGATAAAAAGCACAAGATGGATCAGTACAGGAGAAGACTATTTACGATCAGCTGGTGTCTCTTTGCATGCGATAGGTGATGCTTTATCTAGCTGAAACATATGCCTTGCCATAGGCTCATAGTGATATCCAATATCAATTTGCTCACCTTCAAAAATCCTATTGCCATCTTGATCGAGTCGTGCTGACATCGTGGCTTTTTTCCCTGATTTGCAGATCGTTCTGATCTCAGTGAGAGTATCAGACCAAGCAAGCAGATATTTGCTGCCTTCAAATGGCTCTCCTCTAAAGTCCGTTCTCAATCCATATGTGAGCACAGGGATGTTGAGCCTATCACAAACTACGGTCAATTGAAGCACTTGAGCGGGAGATAAAAACTGAGCTTCATCAATAAAGACTGCATGCACTTGAGCACCATTGTGATGGCTGTTTATTGCTTGAAAAAGATCAGTTTCTTTAAAAAAGATATTGGCTGATGCTGATATGCCTATTCTCGATTTGATTGTGCCAAGGCCTTCTCTTTGATCAAATGCAGGTGCAAAAAGTAGTGTGCTCATGCCCCTTTGCTCATAATTGAAATTCGTTTGCAATAATTGACTTGTTTTTCCTGCATTCATTGCAGAATAGAAAAAATATAACTTTGCCATGATATTTTATTCTTAATTGTTGATCGATCTAAAGTGCTACGCGTATCGTCAACATTCACAAAAAGGTCTCTTCAAAAGGATTCGATCGATCAATAACATAAACACATCAAGCATGCTTTTTTTATTTTAAAAAATCTTCGAGTTTAGCATTATCTTCTAAAAAATAGAGCGGGGATACTCCTGTTCGTTCAGCTAAGATTTTTGCCAAT